GCCATCTAGGGTTGAAGTTTTTTATAATTCACTGACACAATCTTTAGAAACAGGATCTTCCACCTTACTATGTGCAGTGACTCAAATGTGTCAAGCTTCTCTTCATTATAAATTGATGGGGCTTGGTAGCAACCTACTAACCTCTGACACTTTCAATGAGCTACAGAGGACTAAGAATGTCTCACTTGGATATTTCCCTCTGGAATTAGATCACATCGCTGGAATAACAGGCTTTGACTTTCAGTTGTATCTACTAGCCAAGCAAGGGATACAGGTGTCTAATTGGGAGATAGAAGCACTATCTGAAACAGCCACCATTGAATATGACTCTAAAATTGATAAGAGTCTGAGAGAGAGTTTAAGGTCATTCTGTATTCGATTCTCAAATATAAAACACTATGAGAGTGTGGTGAAGGATACTGGACTGCCAAAACTGGAATCTCTATTGGATAAAGTAAAAAATAATCCAGAGTTGTTGTATCTTAGCCTGAACACCTGGGATCAAGAAGAATTGAAGATGGTGTTGGCCCTGGATAATCCTGGAGTTAAAGCAAGTTTATCATCATATCAGCCCACTGCTAGAATGATGGCATCTAGCACATACCTAATTAACACCCCTTGTGTGACAGGAAAGACATATGGAGGACAAAGGATAAAGAAGTCATTATTAACATGGTTAAAAGAACAATCCACCCCAAAGAAATTATGCTCTGAAGTCTTAGGATCAAAATCTACTGATGTATGGTTCTGTAATCAGGAGCAGTATGATTCCTTTGAGGGTTACCTTAAAGCCTTACATGACTCATTGTCTTATCAGAGGGTTTCCATGAAAAGGAGTAATAAGGTGGATGTGCTAGTTTGGGGGAAGAAGACTGATGTGATGATCCCATTAATGGATGTGGTGAGAAGGAAGTGGTTTGGAGTCAAAACCATACACTGTAGTCAGACTGTCTTTGATCTCATTTGGACCTCAACTACAATTAGATATCCTTTCCTATGTGAATCTTATAAGGAAACACTAGACAAGTTGGGATTTGAA